AACCACAATCAGACCGGAATTATCCGAAAAAAATCCTTATTGGATTGAGAAACATCGCTACTACGAATTAAAACACTTCTGTCTTCAATACCCGATTTGGAGAAAGGCTTATGCATCACTCAATAGTTTCAGCAGTAAACCAGCAGATTGGGCGATGTTCATAGTAACAAGCACGCTTGGCGATCCGACAGCGAAAGTCGGAATAGCAAGAGCATATTATTCAGAACGAACCGACATGATTGAGAGAGTGGCTGAGCAAACAGATCAGCAGCTTGCTCCATATATTCTGAAAGCTGTTACCGAGGGCTGGTCCTATGATATTTTGAAAGTTAGATTAGGAATCCCGTGTTGCAAAGATACTTACTACGAATTATACCGGCGATTCTTTTGGCTGCTGAATCGAGAAAGGAAATAGTTCGCAAAATTTACAAGGCATATTATGAGAGAATAAAACTACTAAATGACTAATGGCTATGGGTCGTGTATTACCTATCCAGGTGGGAGGCATTAAAAGGGGCTGACAGTTTGGTGGTTAGATACACATTCTCTCTTTTATTTTTATCCTAGATTAGAAAACAGGACGAAGGTTACCGGAAAACATGCTAATTTGATATTTGAAAAATTGCCGGATGGTGATTTTCAGAAAACTTTTTGAAAGGAGGAAACCATGAGTTTGGTAATCGTATTACTGATCGGTGTTGTTATCGGAATGCTTGTATCGCGATTTATATTCAGAGAAAAGCCAGTTGGTTCGCTTAGGGTCGATGAATCAGATCCAGATAGCGGACCTTATTTATTTCTCGAGTTGGATCGTTCCGGTGCGGATGCAATTTATAAACAGCGTTACGTACGGCTGCAAGTAGAGCTGAAAAACTATATTTCGCATAAATAACACTCTCTATTATGGAATGAACTTAATAATTATTTGAAAGGAGAACAAAATGGAAGAAAAAAACATCGAAGAATTATTAAATGAGGAGATTGCAGCGCAGATTGAGGCTTTATCTGGTTTGCAGTCCGGAACCAAAGAGAAATCAACAGCGATTGATGATCTGACGAAGCTTTACAAGCTGAGAATCGAAGAGAACAAGAGCGTGTGGGATGCTGACGAGAAATACAATCGGCGTATTATGGACGGAGAGTCCGTTACAAAAGATAGTGACTTCAAAGAGCGGCAGATCGCAGAGCAGGTTAAGGATCGATATTTCAGAGTTGGCATTGCAGCAGCAGAATTATTGATTCCGTTGATGTGCTATGGTATCTGGATGAATAAAGGATTTAAGTTTGAAGAAACTGGAACCTTCACATCTTCAACATTCAAAGGGTTAATCAACCGTTTTAGACCTACAAAGAAATAGAGGGGAAATTCTGAAACGTTGGGGACGTGTGTGACGCATGTCCTCTTCGTTTTTCTACGTGCATTTTACAATCTCTATTATGGAAAGGAGAGTTTTAAATATGAGTAAAATCTATATCGAAGTTCCTAAGACAACAGACATGATAACAGCAAGTGTACCATGTGGAAAGGAGGAAGATTATTTATGGCAGTTTACAGTCATGTTTGAAGAGAGTGATTACTTGCAAAAACGAATCGTAACCATTATGGATAATAACTGTGATGACGGTGGAGAACCATCGATTCAAAGTCAAATTGTAAAGAATGGAAACGACCGAAAAACAAGGTTTGAGTATCATATCGATCAATCAGATTTAAAAGCTGATATAGTAATTGACGTATTCTTCTGCAAAGAGAATCGAATTGTTATCGTAGAATGGTAATGGAGCTTTTGGAGATGTGATTTATTTGCATCTCCTTTTCATTTTTGCGTGAAAAATACATGGCTCTTTATGAGAGAATAAAGCTTTATCTCTTGAACAGATTAACTATGGTCGTTATACTTAATATACGAGTGTGACGATCGTACAATTTGAAAGGAGATTTTAGCATGAGTATTTTTAACGAAAAGCAGATTAAGGCAATGACGAGCGGAAGATATATTTGCTCTGAGTGTGGGAGTGTAATGGAGTTTGAAGACGAGTGGGAGGATACCTTGGTGTGTCCACACTGTGGTCACAGCATTGATTTAGATGAGTATGGCTGTGAAGGGGATGAAAAGTACGAAAACGTATACCCAACCAGAGAAGACGTCTTAGGCATTGCCGATGAAGACGAATAAGTTTGAATATTAGCTAAAACGAGAGGGGTCTTAGAGAAATCTAAGGCTCTTTTCTTTTTGCTATGAGGAGATAGAAATGCGGTACCATTATCAAAAGCCAGACATCTATTTGTCAATGTACGGTGAACTTTATATTTGCAATCATCCTGTGTATGATCGCTGCACTCTATTTACGATAGGGAATAAAGGTCTGGCAGTGATCCAGCAGCGATTTAGTGCAGATACAAAAAGTACATATTGGACAGAGGTCGATTCATGGCTGACAGACTCTTTATATTTACATCCAAAATTCAAGGAATATTTCGACAGCCGATCCGGAGAGTGTACGGACGGACTATATCCGACGGTCACTATAAGACAAATAATGTGGGCATTAAAAATGAAGCCAATACAGCGTCAACGATGGGAAACATGTTTCGATAGACGTGAAATTTGAACGCACTTTTTACAAAGACTTTTATGGAAAAGAAACTAAATAATTTCACATAAAGGAGAACGAAAAATGATTGAAACTTATGTATCTATCGGAAAAGTAACTGATTATGCGATTGGTGTTCTTAAGTATTTCGCTACAGCAAGTTCGATTTTACTGATTAGTATTATCGGAGCTTTGATGGCGTGGATATTTTTGAGCGCAGTCGGTATGATCGTTGCCATCTTAGGTATAATGGTATCAACTATTGTGTTGACCTTAGGGATTTACGAGTTACATATCCAAAAGAGACGGAGACGCTAACAACGTCTCTTCTTTTTCGCCAAAATAACAGTTCCTTTTATGAAAAACAGAAGCTTTGAAAGGAGTAAAAGGAGCATGGACGAAATGAGAATAGTATCGAAATTCACGAGGGGAATTATTTCTAAAGCAATAAAGATGATAATACGCAAGAAAACTGGATACAACATTGATATTCAGTTGAACGAGGCTGTTACCACTGTAAGCGATGGAAAGACTCATCTTCATCTGGATGTAGATGCAGAACTCAATAAGGACGAGCTGATGAACATCTTAAAGAGTATTGGTTTAAATTAACCGAGAGGGGCGAATACAACGCCTCTTTCCTTTTGCTTCGCAAAATTTACAAGGCATATTATGAGAGAGACAGTAGCTCAGTTGGTAGAGAGCGAGACGATTAAAGTCCCGAAGTCGATGGTTCGAGTCCATCCTGTTTCTCTCTTATTTCTGCAGAAAGGAGCGGACGGATGTCTATCGAACAACTTGACTTATTATTATGCGATACGTATCAGATGGATGCGTGGTTTCCATTCGGTTGGAAATGGAAGAAAGAGCTTGAAAAATCGAGCTATTCGGTATGGGCTATTGATGAGTTGGAAAGATACATCGTCGGTAGACTTTATCCAAAAAAATCTGGAACGGTTGAGGATTTCATCATATTTGTTGGTGATTTCCGGCGAATGATGGATCGGTTTTCAAAAATCAATCCGGATAACAATTTTATGTTTTCAGTAGCAGTGGACATATCCACAGATGTCCTTGATTTATTACATGCTATGAAATAAAAACGAAAGGAGAACTTTATGAAGAAACCAAATCTTCAAAGACTCGCTCAGAGGTCGAAAATTTATCTGAGAAAAGCATCACCGACTATACTGTCTGGTCTTGGTGCGGCTGGGGTTATCGTAACGTCGGTATTAGCTGTACGTGCGACACCAAAAGCTCTTCGTAAAATCAGAGCGGATAGTAAGACAAATCACGACGGTGATCCAGAGGCTTATAACAAACTTGAAGCTGTTAAATCAGCATGGGCCTGCTATATTCCGGCAGCAATTAGCGGTACGGCAACGATATTCTGTATCTTCGGTGCCAATGTGTTGAATAAACGCCAACAGGCAGCACTTACCAGCGCTTATGCGTTGCTGAATGATTCCTATAACAACTATAAGGATAAGCTAAAGGAATTGTACGGCGAAGAGGCTCACCAGAAGATAGTTGATGCTATCGCAGCGGAAAAGGCTAAGGATGTTTACATCACATCGACAGGATTATTAAGAAATAGTTCACTCGATTTTGATGAGCATGATCCGAACGATGAACGATTATTTTATGATGTGTTTTCGAACCGATATTTTGAAAGCTCCATCAATAGGGTTATTCAGGCAGAATATCATTTGAATCGTGATTTTGTTATAAGTGGTTATTTGCCTGTGAATCATTTCTACGAACTTCTTGGTCTTGCACCATTGGAGAGCGGAAATTCTGTTGGATGGAGTATTGATGACGGGTTATATTGGATCGATTTTAATCATTCAAAAGTAACGTTGGATGACGGACTTGAAGTGCTGGTTATAGATATGGATTGGGTTCCAGATGTCGGATGGGATGCCGAGTAAGTTTGATTATTCGCAAAAATTACAAGCCGTATTATGAAAGGAGAGTGTCATCATGAACAATAAAAGCAAATGGATTAAAGCTATTGGAGTAGCAGCGACCGTGATCGGTGTTGGTGTAAACCTTATTACCGATTGGGTTAATGAACAGAAAATGGATGAAAAGATTGAAGAAAAGGTCAATGAAGCACTGGCCCAGAGAGACAAAGATGAAGCGGAGGAGTCCTAACAAGGCTCTTTCGCTTTTTCTTTTGGAGGAAACGGATGGGAGCACCGACTGAAATAGCTATTTATACGATCAAATATGCCATCGCGACAATGCCGATAAAGCAGCGTGGTTATAACTTTAAGCAGGCAAGTTATATGAGATGGGCCGGAAGAGAAGTGTTGATGCGACTCAATAAATATCCGCAAATACCACCATTGATGGTGATCGAATCATTCAGAGATGAATGCGATTCATATTCATGCTTAAATCCTAAAACAAGCTATACCTTTTCTTGTGCGAAAGACATGCTTGAATGGATTATAGACCTGCTGATTTCATAGGTACCAAATTAAATTTATATATTTGAAAGGAGAACAACAATATGTGTACAAGAGAAATGACTTTAGGAGAGGAAATTATCAGCTTAACCGGAAAAGGTGTTGACATTCCAACTGTGGAGAGAATGTATAGAAAATACATTGCTATTATCAGCGACGCTGATACAAAGAAGGTGACAGAAGAACTTTATCACGTCGATGTAAATGCATTATTTCCGACGATTGAAGCAATCTTTGGGAAAGTCTATTCAATTCTTCCGGACGACATTTCTATCAGTGATCAGATTGAGATTCCTTTAGGCGATCTTGGAACCTTTACGGCAACTGTTCAGATGGTAAAAGATGATAAGGTATTATTCCTGTTCGATGATTATATCGTAAAACGCCCGATGAACGAAAACGGAAGCAATGAAGGAGGATATGAGAAATCTGATCTTAAAAAATGGATTGAAAATGATCTGTTTAAAATGTTTCCGAAAGCGTTAAGAAAACACATGACTGGGCTGACTATTCCTACGCTTGGTGAAATCTGCGGATGGGGAGACAATTGGGATAAAGAACATATCGAGCCCGATAGCGATGAGCAGTTACCGCTCATGAAACAGAGAAGAAGTCGTGTTGCGTATTATAACAATGAGTGTTCAAGCGGCTGGCTTCGTAATGCTATGAAAAAGGAATTTTCTTCGGCTTACTTTGCCCTTGTGAGCAGCAATGGCGCTGCGGCCTTCAACGACGCTTCGGCCTCTTATGGGGTTCGTCCGGAATTCTGGTTGGTTAGATAAATCGCGGGGCCTTGTGCCCCGTTTTATATTTTATGGAGGATAAACTAAAATGCAGAAACCGAATTTGACTAAGATTTGTAGAACCGTAAAAGCATCTACGATCAAGCATAGTCCCGAAATCCTCACTGGTGTTGGAGTTGCCGGAATGGTAACAACTACAGTAATGGCCGTGCGAGCGACTCCTAAGGCAATCAGACTGTTAGAGGACGAAAAACATCGTCAGAACACAGATAAGCTGGAGCCGATTGATGCTGTTAAAGCGACTTGGAAATGTTATATTCCTGCGGCTGTAACAGGAACAGTGTCAGTTGCTTGCCTCATTGGGGCAAGTTCCGTAAATGCTCGAAGAAACGCAGCACTGACAGCAGCATATACACTTTCTGAATCAACATTGAGAGATTATCAGAAAAAGGTAGTTGAAACCATTGGTGAGAAGAAGGAACAGACGATTAGAGATGAGGTTGCTAAAGAACGTCTGAAAAGAGAACCCGTTGAGAATAAAGAAGTAATCATAACTGCAAAAGGTGACACTTTATGTTTCGATGCTGTGTCAGGTCGATATTTCAAATCTGATATTGATAAGCTGAAGAAAGCCGAGAATGAATTAAATCGGCAGATGAGGGATGAGATGTATATTTCCCTTAATGATTTTTATTATGCGATTGGACTGGAGCCGATTAAGCTTGGCGATGATCTTGGATGGAATATTGACAATGGCTATATTGATCTGAGATTTAGTTCTCAGCTGGCTTCAGACGACACGCCTTGTCTTGTAATCGATTACGGATATGGACCCAGATACGATTTCCGTAATTTAATGTAACGGTTCGCAAAATTTACAAACACTATTATGGAAGAACCACATATTTCAAATCTGAAAGGAGAACATATTATGGAGAACAACAACGAAATCATGAACAACAACGAAGAGGTTATTGAAACAGCTACAGAGGAAATCGTAAAAGCGACTTCTAACGGCGGTATGAAGAAGGCAACAACTATCGGATTGGCTATGATTGCAGGTGCATTAACCTACAAATTTGTAGTCGTTCCAGCAGCAGCAAAATTCAAAAACTGGCGTGAGAATCGTAAAACGGTTGTAAATCAGCAGCAGGACGATGCAATCGACGGAGAGTTCAGAGAAGTCGATGAGGAAACCGAGGATGATTCTTTATAAGAATTGAATCGATGATTCAGATAGAGGGAGAGTACCTATAACAGGGTGCTTTCCCTTTTGCTTTTTAAGGGAGGTGTCCTATGAATCGGTACATGTACGATGGTCCAGTTATGGAATTTAATATCTGCGTTGCAAATAGATGGCAGGGTTCTACATACGCTGCATCCGAACAGAAAGCCAGAAGTAATTTGGCATATCAATTTAAGAAGAAAACAAACCGTATTCCAAGTACGAGGATTACCCTCCCTGGAAAAGTGGTAACGGTTAATTGAAAGGAGAATTAGAGATGGATGAATACAAATCCAATTCCCACAAATCACGCCAGAATCAGAACGATGATATTCCGGAAAAGAAAGTGGAAAAAGTTGTCAGTGGTTCTGTGAAATCAAAGAAAAAGAACGGTCTTCAGAAGATTACAAATGTATTTGTTCCCGAAGATGTTGATGATGTAAAAAGCTATATTTTCGAGGACATTGTAGTGCCGGCGGTTAAGGATATTATCTTGGACGCTGTACGAGCATTCCTTGGTGTAAATGGAACTTCGAGAGGACGATCTTCTACATCATCCAAAATTTCGTACCGTAAGTATTACGATGATCGGGATCGCAGAGATTCGGCACCGACCAGAACAAGAACTGGGTACGATTATGACGATATTATTCTGGAAACACGTGGGGAAGCGGAAGACGTTCTTGAAAGAATGGAAGAGCTGATTGACATGTATCAGCTGGTTAGCGTTGCTGACTTTTATGATTTAGTCGGCGTTTCTGGAAATTATACAGACAATAAATATGGATGGACAAACGTTCGGAACGCATCTGTAGTCCGTGTGAGAGACGGATATATGATCAAACTTCCAAAAGCTTTACCATTAAATTAGGAGGATATTATGTACGAATCAGATGATAAAATGGTGTCTCATCCGAGCCATTATCAGTCAGAAACAGGTTTGGAAGTAATCGATGTTATTGAGGCATTCACTTTCGATTTAAAAGGTATCGAAGCAACCGATACTGGTAACATTATCAAGTATGCGTGCCGCTGGAAAAATAAAAACGGCATTCAGGATTTGAAAAAGATCATGTGGTACACACAGCACTTGATCGATCATTTAGAAAAAATCAAAGAGGAGAATAACTGATATGAAGAAAGAAGAAATCATGAAGAACGTTTCCACGATCTTCAGCAAAGTAAGTGTGAAGCTTAAGAAGCATAGCCCAGAGATTCTGGTAGTGGCCGGTGTTGTTGGCACTGTTGCAAGTGCTGTTATGGCTTGCCATGCAACAACTAAGTTGGACAGCGTATTGGAGAAGTCCAAGAAAGATGTTGATGCTATCCATAAATGTGCTGAAAATGAGGAACTGGCAGCTGAGTATTCTAAGGACGACGCAAAGAAAGATCTGGCTATCGTTTATGTACAGGCTGGTGTAAAAGTCGCTAAGCTCTATGCTCCTGCTGTTGCTCTTGGAACCTTATCCATCGCAAGTATTGTTGCGTCTCACGATATTCTCAAGAAAAGAAATGTAGCGTTGGCAGCGGCATATGCGACTGTGGATAAAACTTTCAAGGAATACAGAAATCGAGTCGTTGAGCGCTTTGGTGCGGAGGTTGATAAAGAGATTCGTTACAACATCAAAGCAAAGAAATTCGAGGAAACCATAACTGATCCGGACAGTGGTAAAGAGAAAAAAGTGAAGTCTACTGTTAATGTCGCAGCAACTGATGTAAATGGCTACGCACGTTTCTTTGACGAGTCTTGTGAGGCTTACGAAACCAATATGGATTACAATCTTATGTATCTTCGTTCTCAGCAGGCTTTGGCAAATGACAAACTTAAAGCTGATGGGTATTTATTCCTGAGCGATGTGTACGAGCAGCTCGGTATTAAGCGGACAAAGATGAGCCAGACTGTTGGTTGGATTTATAAACCTGAAGGTAACGACAACGGTGACAACTTTGTCGATTTCGGTATTCTGGAAACCAATCGCGAGACTGAAGATGGCGGTTATGAAAAGGCTATTCTCATGGAGTTTAATGTGGATGGACCGATTCTTGATCTGATCTAATTTTATAAGGAGGGCATATATGCGAAGTTATATTCGTACAATGCTCCTTCCTACTCTTTGTGTATTTATGATTATTTGTAGCTGATTTGTCTGCTCAGCAGAATCTGTGAATCGTTATGAATATATCGAAATACAGCCGACTTTAAAAGCTGAACCTATCGAACCTATTGTAATTATTTCTGAGCAACCCTTAGAGGAAACGGTGTCGGCAGTTGAAATCGAAGAGTACGTGGAGGACACACTATTACCACGGGAAGACATTGAGCTGATTGCTCTTGTTACCATGGCAGAAGCTGATGGGGAGTGCGAGGAAGGGAAGCGATTGGTGATCGACACCATATTGAATCGGGTTGATTCTGTATATTTTCCGGATAATGTACACGACGTTGTGTATCAGAAGCATCAATTTTCTTCTATGTGGAATGGAAGAATTGATAAATGCATTGTGGATGAGGATATTTGTCAGTTGGTTGAAGAAGAACTCAAATCAAGAACAAATTCTAATACGATATTTTTCACAGCTGGTGGATACGGGAAATATGGAACCCCGATGTTTCGGTTAGGAAATCATTATTTTTCAAGTTATGAATAAAGAAAGGAGTCCTGAACTATGACAGGTTTTATGGGATTAACGTTTTCAGCGTTTGCTGGTATTTGCTTTGTTGGCGGTCTCGCCGTTCTTATGCGCGGAAAGGAGCATCATTGATGGACGGTATCGGAAATTTTATATCCATGATGGATTACATATTGGATACGAAAAGAAAAAGACATATTACTGGAGGCATTCTACTGAGTGCCTCTTTACTTTTTGGTGGGTTGGCACTCACCGTTATGACAATACAGAACGAGGAGGATGAGGATGAGTAATAGATCTCTGTTTTCTTTAGGATTTATCATTGGTGCAGCCTCTGGCGCAACAGTGGCATGGTATCTTCTGAAGGATAAATACGAAACGCTTGCTCAGGAGGAAATTGATTCTGTAAAAGAAGTATTTGCTAGACGTGAGCAGGAAATGAAAGATGAAACTGTAAAGAGGAATGTGGCAGAGGGAATCAAGGATTCTGATCGAACAAAACCGGATCTCAAAGAATATGCTGAACAGCTTAAAAAGAACGGATATACAAGATATTCCGATCTGAGTGCCGATGATGAGGGTGTATCTGATAAGCAGACGAAACCGTATGTGATTCCTCCAGAGCAGTTCGGAGACGATGAAAATTATGATCAGATTAGTCTTACTTATTACGCAGATGGCGTTTTGGCAGACGAAAATGATGAAGTAATTGAGGATGTGGAAGATGCTGTTGGAATTGATTCTTTGAATCGTTTTGGAGAGTATGAGGACGACTCTGTCTTTGTTCGTAACGATGCAAGAAAGTGCGATTACGAAATTCTCCTTGATCAGAGGACCTATTCTGAAGTAGTTGAAGATATGCCGCATCAGATGGAGGTATGATGACACGGGATGAGCTGAACAATGCGTACTTTGAGTGGATGTATCAGCTCGTTTGCGATGATGAGTATTCGAAAGGTTTATCGTATCGAAAACTTTTATATTTGCTTCACGATACAGATTTCACGTATACGATTGCTATGGATAGTAATCGCTATGAAGATGGAATTGATCTTCGATACAGATTCGGGAACGAGCATGGATATCCGGATAGTATGATTGCAAGATATTTGGACAATCGTCCGTGCAGTGTTTTAGAAATGATTATTGCCCTTGCTATACGCTTAGAAGAGCACATCATGGATGATCCGGACATCGGAAACAGAACCGGTCAGTGGTTTTGGGACATGATTGTGAGTCTTGGATTAGGCTCTATGAATGATTCCAAATTCGACAAAGGTTATGTAATCGATATACTTCGGCGATTCCTTAATCGTGACTACGGACGAGATGGCAAGGGTGGTTTATTTACAATAGAACATTGCAGATATGATATGCGTGATATCGAGATTTGGTATCAGGCTAATTGGTATCTCGACAGCATTAGATAGGAGAGTATCATGAGCCATAGCGAAGTTTATAAATGGTTTGAATTATATTTTCCGCAATATGCCGGGAATAAAGTTGAAGCGTGGTTTCAGAACGGAAAGAACAGCATTCGCATCCGTCAGACAAACAATCAGGAATTTATATTTACATTCTCGGATAAAGGAAATTGGAGATTTGAAACTGTTGAAAGTTATATGAATGGGTCTAAAAGGAGGTAAAAAATAATGATCGACATGATCACTTATATTTTCAGTAGCTTACGGTCATCGGAAAAACGCCTTGATGCTATCACCAGAGCCGTACGTAAACAGGGTAATTTCAATGCCAAGCTTACAGTTTTTGCGGCCGTAACAACTGCAAACTTGATCATTATGCAGATTGAGCAGAAAGATCAGGCTATGCGTATCAGAAAATTAGAAAAGGAAATCGAGGATCTTAAACATCCGGAAGGAGAGTAAAAAATGCGATGATCGACTTTATGGTGATTTCAACACGTTCAACGAAACGTGGCACAATAGAAATCTATCCAAAGTTCATTATTAAAAAAAGCACAGATCTAATGATTCGAGGTGGTGATTTCTATGCTATCTGGATTGAGGAACGTGGTTTATGGTCTACGGACGAGCAAGATGCCTTGCAGCTCATTGACCGCGAACTGGATAGATATGCTGAGGAGAACCGCCAGCGTTTTAACTCCGATATTAAAGTCCTGCATATGTGGGATGCCGAGTCAGGTATGATCGACTCATGGCATAAGTATTGTCAGAAACAGATGCGAGACAGCTTTCATACGTTGGATGACAAACTTATATTTTCCAATACAGAAACTAATAAAAAAGACTACGCCAGTAAAAAGTTGAATTATCCGCTTGAAGCTGGCGATTTGTCTGCCTATGAGAAATTGATGTCTACTTTATATTCGGAAGAGGAGCGGACAAAAATTGAGTGGGCTATAGGGTCAATCGTATCTGGAGAATCCAAAAAACTGCAAAAATTTATGGTTTTATACGGAGCTGCTGGAACAGGTAAATCCACAGTTCTTAACATTATTCAGCAGCTTTTCGACGGATACTATTCTGTATTTGACGCAAAAGCACTTGGATCTTCCAGCAATTCATTTGCATTGGAAGCATTTAAAACGAACCCTCTGGTT